AAATTTAAGGAGAAAAATATGGCAAGTAAAGGCGATATACAAGCAACTAGATTTGAAGCTACTACTACAAATGCAATTGTAGAACCTGCAATCAGATTAAGAGGTGTTATTATTTCTAATAACGATGCTACAAATGCAGGTAAAGTTACTTTAACAACTACTTCACAATCTGGTCCTGCTTTATTTACAGCAGACTGTCCAGCTGGAGATGTGATTAATTTTTCATTTCCTGAAGATGGAATTTTATTTCCAAAAGGAATATTTGTTTCAACATTCACAACTGTTTCAGCTGTAACTTTATTAACTGATAAATATTCTGGACCAAACTTAACATCATAGGAGGTTAGATGGCTAACACTACTTCCGGTACATATGTCTTTGATAAGAATTTTCAGATCGATGAGATCATAGAAGAGGCTTATGAAAGAATAGGATTGCAACCTAATGCAGGTTATGATATTAAAACGGCGCGACGTTCCTTAAACATTTTATTTCAAGAATGGGCAAACCGAGGTTTGCATTATTGGGAAGTTGCAAATAACTCAATAACTTTAGTAGATGGTCAAGCAACTTATACGATGTATCGTTCGCCAGGTGATGGAACTTCTGACGCCACTAGTATATATGGCGTTGATGATATATTGGAGTGCTCTTATCGGAATGCATCTTCTATAGATACACCTTTAACAAAAATTAATAGATCAGCTTATCAAGCGTTATCAAACAAATCATCTGAAGGACAACCCGTACAATACTTTGTACAAAGATTTATAGACAGGGTTACAATAACTTTATATCTTACTCCAGGCTCATCTGAAGCAGGTAATAAAATTAACTATTATTATGTGAAAAGGATTCAAGATGTTGGAAATTATACAAATGCAACCGATGTACCTTATAGGTTCGTTCCTTGTATGTGTGCGGGTCTTGCTTATTATTTGGCTCTTAAAAAGGCGCCACAAAGAATTCAAGAATTAAAAATGCTTTATGAAGATGAATTACAAAGAGCTCTAGCTGAAGATGGATCTTCATCAAGTACATTCATAACCCCAAAAACTTATTATCCAAATGTCTAATTTATCAAAAGGAAAATACGCTCAAGCAATATCAGATAGAAGTGGACAAGCATTTCCATATTCTGAAATGGTTACTGAATGGAATGGAGCCTTTGTCCATGTTTCAGAATTCGAGCCTAAACATCCACAGTTAGAACCTAGAAGATTCACTGCTGATGGACAAGGTTTACCAAAAGCTAGACCTGCAAGAGTAGAGCCGGCTACACCAAATTTATTACAATCTAATCCATTTAGTTTAACATCGGGATCAGGAACTGTTTCTGTATATGAACCAAGTCATGGAAGAACAACAGGTGATTTAGTTGTATTTAGAAATGTAGATGGTTCTCCTGGTGGAGTTGCTTATTCTGTATTTGAAAATGCAAATGGATTTAGTATAACAGTAACAGATACAAATAATTACACATTCTCATTAGGTTCAACACCTATAAGAACAGAAAAAGGAGGGGGTATAACTGTGACTGCTGGTCCAGTAACCATAACACCATAATGACATACGCAGAATTAGTTACAAAAATTAGAGATTATTGTGAAGTTGATGCAAATGTATTTACATCAAGTATTATTGATGGATTTATTCAAGATGCAGAATTTAGAATTTTAAGAGAAATAGATTCTGATAATAATAGACAATATGCACAAGCTGATATTGTTGCAGGTCAAAGATATGTTAATACACCTTTGATATCTGATCAAACTTTAATTATTAGATCAGCACAAATCACTGACTCTACTGGTGGTGCAGATAATTCAAATAGGTCTTTTTTAGAATATAGAGATACAAGTTTTATATCTGAATATAATCCAACTGGAGTTCAAGGACTACCAAAATACTACTCATATTGGGATGAAGACACCATTGTTTTAGCTCCTACACCTGATCGAAATTATAACATGCAGATAAATTATATCTTGAAACCAACTCAATTATCGTCTAGTAATACAGAAACATACCTAAGCAAGGAATTTCCAAATGGCTTATTGTATGCATGTTTGATTGAAGCTTTTGGTTTTTTAAAAGGTCCTATGGACATGATTCAGTATTATGAAAAAAGATATTCTGAAGCAGCTCAAGGTTTCTCAATTGAACAAATGGGTAGACGAAGAAGAGATGAGTATCAAGATGGTTCACCTCGAATTCGACAACAAAAATAATTAAGGAGTAATACATGGCTATAACACAAGCGGTTGCAAATAGTTTTAAAAAAGAAGTCCTAGAAGGAAAACATGATTTTCAATTTTCTGGTGGTGACAATTTTAAACTTGCTCTGTATGTCTCTACTGCAACATTAAATTCATCAACTACAGCATACACAGCTTCTGGCGAAGTTTCAGCAAGTGGTCAATATACTGCAGGTGGTGGAGCGCTAGTAAAACCAAATCCAAGTACTTCAGTTGCATCAGGTGTTGCAATTGTAGACTTTTCTGATTTGTCTTTTACAGGTGTTACTTTGACAGCTAGAGGGGCCCTAATCTATAATACTTCATCGTCAAATGCGGCGGTTGCAGTACTAGATTTTGGTGCAGACAAAACAGCAACTTCAGGAACATTTACAATTCAGTTCCCAGCTTTCACAACTTCAGCAGCGATTCTTAGAATTGGTAACGCGTAATAGGAGGTAACCTATTATGTCTGCTCCTTGGGGAAGTAACACATGGGGTATTGGTCCCTGGAATGTTGGATCTGTTGATGTAACTGTTGATCTTCAAAATAAAAGTTGGGGAGATGATACATGGGGATCTGGTGACTGGGGGCAAGGTGCACCTAGTTCTTTTGGACTAACAACAAACGTTGGTTCAGTAAATATTTCTATTGCAGCTCAAACAGATGTATCAGGAATAGGTTTAACTGTTACTCTCGAAAATGTAATCACACAAGCAACAGCTAATACAAATATTAGTGGCCAACAATTAAATTTATCTTTAGGTGAAGAAACAATTGAAGCAACAGCTAATGTTGATATTACTGGCCAACAATTAAATTTATCTTTAGGTGAAGAAAGTACTACTGCATCTGCAAATGTAGATGTAAATGGAAATCAAGTAAATATTAATCAAGGTGATGTTAATATTAGTATTGTAGGTGGGGTCATTCCAGAGAGTGTAAGTTTAGCATTAGCACTTGGAAATGAAACTATAACTACAGATGTTGATATACCTTTATCAGGTCAAGGATTAACAGCAACAGAAGGAACGGTAGATCCTTCTCCAGATGCCACTGTTATAGGTATTGGAATGACCATGGGATTAGGTGTTGGATCCGTTACAGCAGGAGCTAATACTGATATTGCAGGTCAACAATTAAACATAGCTCAAGGAACAACAGTTTTAGATGCAAACACATTAGTTGATTTAACAGGTCAATCATTAGGCCTTGGTTTAAGAAATGTTACTGTTGCAGGAACAGCAAATATAAATTTAACCGGAAATCAGGTAAATATAGCTCTTGGAGATGAAGTAACTCAAGTGTGGAGAATTGTTGACACAGGAACATCCGTAGCTTATACTGAAGTTTCTACCGGAACATCTGTAGCTTATACTGAAGTTTCCACCGGATCTAGTGTTACTTGGAATGAGATTGACACAGCCGCATAAATTTTATAAAAATAACGTAATTTAAGGAATTAAAAAATGGCATCAAGTTATTCTACTGACCTCAAACTAGAATTAATGGTAACCGGTGAAAAAGCTGGTCAATGGGGTGATATTACAAATTCAAACTTAGTTGTTTTACAACAAGCAATCGCAGGTTATGAAGCTATTTCATTAAATGCAACAACAGGTGCAACTTTAACTTTTTCAAATGGTGTAACTTCTAATGGTAAAAATGCTGTTCTTGATTTAACAGGAACCATTACAACATCAGTTGATGTTATTGTTCCAGATGGAATTGAAAAAACTTATATTTTAAAAAATTCTACAAGTGGATCTCATGCGGTTAGAGTTAAAACATCTTCAGGAACTGGACCTAGTTTTGATACAACCGATAAAGGATATAAACTTGTTTACGTAGAT